CCTAGATCTATCCAAGACGCAGATTCAATACAATTAGGAAATAGATTAATAGAGTTTTTTGAGAAGGATCAAATGGAAGAAATATATCAAAGATATTACGAATACGTAGATATGGGATTAACACCAAACGACGCTTTTGAATTGTTAGTAGGTGGCTTAAATGATTGATCTATGTGTAGTAAATCACAATACTAGAACACTGTTGCAAAGATTTTTGGACAATTTGCATTCAGATCTTAATAGTCCAAATGGTGCGCTCGTAAAAAACTGGAATTTATACATAACCGATAATGATTCAACTGATGATTTTGTCCCTTGGATTAGGGAAAATGAAGATCGATATTTAATCAATAGGTTATTTTTAAGAAAAAATATAGGATACTCTGCTGCTGTAAATATGATGGCAGAAAAATCTTCTGGAGATATAATTGGTATTTTAAATGGTGATGTATGGATGACCTCTGAGGATTGCATTAAAATAGAAAATATTTTTAATCAAAATCCAGAAATCCATATTCTTGGCCCTAAGCAGAGAGACGAAAATGGTTTCATAACTCATGCTGGTATAATTGGTACAAATATTTCACCTAAGCATAGAGGATGGAAAGAACATGACCCTAATGATGTTTTATATAAAGACAGAGTTAATTGTGTAACAGTTTCTGGTTCAGCTTATTTTGTTAGAAGAGAAGTATGGAATGCTATGACTAACAACGAACAGTATAGGCAAATCCACCCGGAAGCAACAGGGGCATTTTTGCCAACGCCACATTATTATGAAGAGACATGGTGTTCGTATTTTGCAAGACACTTGGGCTATAATGTAGTCTATGACGGATCAGTATCAATAGGCCATAGTTGGCACGCTAGTAGCCCAAAGCCAGGAGAGGGCATTAGCGAAGTTGATAAGTACTTTCCCATAAGTAGAGATATATTTCGTAGAGCTTGCGATTTCATAGGAATAGAAAGAGACTAATAGTGTCAATATCAACTTATGGTTCCCTATTTGCTGGGGTGGGCGGAATAGATCTAGGATTAGACCAAACTGGGATGGAATGTAAGTTTCAAGTAGAGATAGATCAAAATTGTCAACAGACACTTTCTTATCATTGGCCAGACGTTCCAAAGTTTGGTGATATTAAAAGCGTAAGTGGATACGATCTTCCTTTTGTCGATGTAATTACCTTTGGATCACCATGCCAAGATCTTTCCGTAGCTGGCAAGAGAGCTGGACTTGAAGGAGAAAAATCAGGTCTATTTCACGAAGCAGTAAGAATAATCAAAGAAATGAGAGAAAAATCAAATGGACAATATCCTAAATGGTCAATCTGGGAGAACGTCACAGGGGCCTTATCTTCCAACGGAGGTGCCGACTTCGGGCAAGTCCTCAACGAAATGGATGAAGCAGGGGCGTGTTTCAGCGAGTGGTCCGTGTTGGATGCACAACACTTTGGAGTCCCCCAAAGACGAAGAAGAATATACTTGCTCTCTGTCTTTGATCCTACAATCGCCTCAAGATGTCCCGACAAAGTACTCCCTGTCAATGAGAGCAGCGCAGGGAATTCTAAGAAGAGTATCAAGCAAGGGCAAGAGCCTTCCAGAGAAGTTGCAAGTTGCCTTGGAGGAAGTGGCGAAGGAGCAGTACCTTCCAGTAGAGGACAGAACTTAGCCATACAAATGCTCGATGCTCAAAGAGTTGGTGACGTAAGACTTTACGAAGAACCAGTACAAACACTACCAGCTAGAATGGGCACTGGTGGAAACAATGTTCCACTAGTAGTAGATAATAGAACAACTTCCAATATAGTTGGTACGTTGAGTGCAAGAGATTTTAAAGGCGTTGGAAATCAATATGTTCAAGAACATAAATTAGTTGTAGAATCTTCTAATCCAATTTACGTTAGACGTCTTACGCCAACAGAATGTGAAAGACTTATGGGTTGGCCAGATAATCACACTTTACACAGAGCTGATGGAAAGGTTAATTCTGATTCAACAAGATATAAGATGTGTGGAAACGGAGTAGCTAGTCCTGTGATAAAATGGGTAATTGAAAAAATTAAAAATATATAGAAAGAGATTATAATGTCAGAAAAACTAAACCCATGGATCTATAATGCAGAAGTTAAAAAGATAGTTGATGGCGATACATTTGATATTCTTATTGACCTAGGATTTGATACTTTTAGAAAAGGTAGAGTAAGACTATATGGCGTAAATACCCCAGAGAGTCGCACTACAAATCTTGAGGAAAAGAAGATGGGCCTTGCCGCTAAAGAGTTTACTGATCAGTGGATCACTGCTGCCGGTCACAAGATTAAAATAGAAACAATTCTTGATAAAAATGAAAAATATGGAAGAATACTTGCTAGAGTATGGAACGAAGCAGGAGCTTGTCTTAATGCAGACATAGTTACTGCAGGATTAGCCAGAGAATACTTTGGCGTAGGCGACAAGACATTTCAGGAATTCAAGAAAGCATAACAGTGCAAACATTTTTACCATATCCAGATTTAGTAAAATCAGTTAAAGTATTAGATTATCGTCGGTTAGGAAAACAACGTGTTGAAACATTTCAAGTTCTTAATATATTACTCGAAAGAACGCCTACAAAAGGTTGGCGCAACCACCCTGTCACTCGTATGTGGACTGGTTACGAAGAAGCATTAAAGTTATATCAAAACTATACTATCCTTGAATGGATAGACAGAGGGTATAACAATAATATGAAGTTTGAAAATATAGACCATTCAAATATAGTCTACCCAACTTGGTTTGGACAAGATGAGTTTCATAGATCACATAGATCTAATCTCCTAAGAAAAGATTACGAATATTATTCTGAATACTTTGACGAACCAGTAGATTTAGAGTATCATTGGCCAGTATGAGTATTACAGTTTATTTAGCAGGGGCCATGGACTATGTTGGCGATTATGCAAAGGGATGGCGACAAGAAGCAACTTTTATGTTAACTCAAAGAGGCTATAGCGTTTTAGACCCAACTTCTATACCAGAAGAATCTGCTATGTCACCTGACGAAATAGTCCATAAAAATACTTTTATGCAAAAAAGATCCGACATCCTACTTGTTGAATACATGCTAGAAGATAGAGCATATATAGGGACAGACTATGAGATGGCTTGGGCAAAAAATAACGATCAACCAACGGTTGTAATGTGCTCTAATCAAAATAAAGATCGCCCGTACATGCGTTATATGTCTACTAAGATAGTAGATAACATAGAAGATGCTGTAGAATATATAGCTGTACATTACCCAATCAATTAAAAGGAAGAAAAATGAAAAAAAGAGTATTACTCACAGGTGCTGGTGGCTTTGTAGGTCATCATACATTAGAGCATATTTTCAAAACAACAGATTGGGATGTAGTTATCACTGACTCTTTCCGTCATCGTGGAGTGACAGACAGAATTACTTCCATTAATTCTTGGGAAGCGAACAGACACCGTGTTCAGCTTGTCACGCACGATCTTACTGTACCTTTCTCTGACGTAATGATAAAAGATATTGGACACATTGATTATATTATTTCTATGGCTTCAGATTCACACGTAGATAGATCAATTACAGACCCAGCTCCATTTATCATGAACAACGTAGCACTCGTTGTTAACATGCTAGAGCTTGCACGTAAAATTAAACCAGAAGCATTCTTACACGTCTCAACAGATGAAGTGTATGGACCCGCTCCAAAGGGTTATGCTCACAAGGAATGGGACACCATCCTTCCATCTAATCCATACTCTGGATCAAAAGCCGCACAAGAAGCAGCGTGTATATCTTACTGGCGTACCTTTGGCGTTCCAGTAATCATTACTAACACCATGAATATTATTGGTGAGCGTCAGGATCCTGAAAAGTTTATTCCAAAGATTATGTATTGTCTTGAGAAGGATATCCCAATGACAATTCATGGCACTCCTGAGAATGTTGGATCAAGATTCTACTTGCACGCAAGAAACCAAGCAGATGCTTTAGTCTTTATCTTAAATAATCTTCCTGCAATAGATTATCCAAATTCAGATCGACCAGACAAATATCATATTGTTGGCGAAAGAGAAATCGATAATCTCGAGATGGCGGAACTTGTAGCAGAGTATTGGGGTAAAGAACTCAAGTTTAAGTTTGAAGACTTTCATACAACAAGACCAGGACACGATCTTCGCTATGCATTAGATGGAACAAAGCTAGCAAATGCCGGATGGGTTCCCCCAATGCCATTAGAAAAGTCTTTAGAGCTAACAATAGAGTGGACTAAACAAAATCCACAGTGGCTTTGGAGAGATTGATTAAAAAGTTTTCCTACAAGTTGATTCAATCGACTCATACTGATATAATTAAACCGTCATATTAATTGGCTTAACAGTCACAAACAAAAGGAAAATAAATGTCAGATAATAAGTTCAAGTATTTTGAGGTTACTACAACTGCTCTTGTAAAGGCTAGCTCAAAAGCTGATGCAGAAAAGTTGGCCATGGGCCGTCGTGGCATCACTGGCGAAGTTCTCTCTAAGCACACAGAGATTGATCGTATTTCGGCTATCGATGCTCGTGAGATGCTAGAAGCCTAATCCAATGTTTGCTGGAAAAGTAGGGGGAATATCCCCCTACTTTTTCTTTACTAAAGAGGTTATATGATAATTGCACAAATAGTTGGAAGAAATGAATCCAACAGATATTTAGAAGAAGTTTTAGAAAGATTATCTACTCAAGTAGATAAAATAGTTTTTACAGACGACTGCTCAACCGATAACACACCCCAGATTGCCTCGAAGTACTGTGAAGTATTTCAGACTGAATCTCCTTTATTTACAGAACACGAAGGAAAGTTAAGAGCTTTTGCTTGGGGTAATCTGGAGAATGTTGCGTCTTTAGGTGATTGGGTTTTAGCAATAGATTGTGACGAGCTGCTCTATCATTCATCCGAAGCAGATCTAAGAGATGTAGTAAAAGTTTCTCCTTATGATGTCATAAATATAAAGTTTTATCATATGTGGAATGAAACTCAATATAGAATAGATAAGGCTTGGGCTCCTACTAATAGCTCTAGACTATTCAGATATCAGTCTGGTGGTGGTTTTATAAACAGAAAACTGGCTTGTGGTTCTGAACCAAATTATGTAGTTGATTGGGTCAGACAAAGAAATTATTGGGCAGACTCTGGATTAATGATGAAGCATCTTGGTTATGTAAAAGACGAAGACAAGCAGGCTAAGTACGAAAGATACTCTACTTTAGACGGTGGTGAGTTTCATAACATCAATCATATCAATTCAATAATAGATACAAATCCAGCACTTATAAATTGGGGAAATTTCGGTATATAAAATGATTATATTAAATAACGCAAAAACAATTACAACATTAACAGAAAAGATGAATAGCAAAGAAAAATTTGCTCTTATCAACTTCCCTAGATCTTCTCTCATGGCTATGGGTAACTCTATAAATGGAGACAAGAGACCTAACAAGTCTTTTACTAGATCTATACAAAATTCATTCAATATTGTCGATAAAAACTACATGAAAGGCTTGCCACCAGCTTTTATCTATTCTGGAGAAGAAGATAATTTATCAAATTTTTCTCAAGTATTAAAAGATGAGACATACTATGATTCAACTACCCTAGAACAATATTATAGTTCTGATGAATCAATCTTTAACTCATTTACTAATCATTACATCAGAGATAGTTCTTTTATAGTTGTAAGCTTTCATGATAAAAAAATAATAAACAAGATGCTTGGCAATCCTGTTGATGTTATTAATGTTCCTTATAATGACTTCTATGATAAAGTTGACTCGATCTTCTCTTCAATAGAAAAATTTGATGGTAAGGTTGATTATTGTTTATTCGATTGTCCTCTTCTTTCATCTGCTCTTCCAGCTAAAATATGGAACGAGCTTAACATGTCAATGATAGATCTAGGCAAAGTATTCTCTTTTGCAAGAACTAATTATCTTAATAAAATGAGAGAAAAAGAAAATGAAAAGAAAGATAGATACAGAAATTGATGATGATCTTTTTCTTATAGATCTTCTTTTAGATTCTAATTTATCTTTGCCTGAAATAGCCAAAGAACTTGATGTTTCAATTAAAGATTTAAATAAAAAAATAAATCATTTAGGTCTTAATTGGATTAAACAACAAAAGAAAAAAACATCAAGAGGTCAGGCAGCTTTGACTTCTGTAATGAAAAAACTTCTTCCTAATGAAAAGATTATTAACGAATATCATTTAGGGGATAGATTAAGACTAGACGTTTATTGTCCTAGTTATAAACTGGCTGCAGAGTTTCACGGTAGACAACATTTTTATTATACCGAAAGATTCTTTGATTCTAAATATGATTTTGAAGAAGCTCAAAAAAGAGATGTTATCAAAATGCAAATGTGTAAAGATCAAGGTATAGCTCTTGTTGTATTTCGCTACAATGATCTTTTGACAGAGGAGTCTGTATACTCTAGAATATTAACCGCAATTAGAGATAGTCAATGGAAAGAAAAAGAGCCTAATCCATTAAAGAAGAAAGTAACTGATAGTGAATTTTATCAGGAGCAAAAAAGAAAAAAAAGCGAACAGAATAAAAAGCTCTACAGAGAAATGAAGCAGAGAAAGAAAAACCAATGACAGACCAAGATACTGATATACAAGAATATCCTATTGAATATCAATTATTTGCTCTTTCATTTAAGGATCCAGGAGCTATTGAATTTTTTAAAGAACATATAGATCCAAGCGAAGTTGGTTTTATACATAATCAAAAGGGTATTGGTGAATTCTACGAAGCTATTTTATCTTTCCATGATTTAACAAAATTGGACCTAGTTGATCCAGTAGCTTTTAAGACCTGGTTAGAATCAGAAACCAATATACACACTGCACTTGGTGGATCAGCTGGTGTCGACTCAATGATGGATACTTTGGTCAAGCTAGAACTATCAAATAAAGAATCAGTATCTAAGATAATAAACCACAAAGCATCGAAAAGAAAACAGTTAGATTACTTAGAGGAACTTAAACATCTTGTTTTAAATAAGGGGATAAAAAGTGATCAAGAGATTGAAAGAATCAATAGCCTAGCTTCTTCAATACGTGACTTAGAGAATACGACTGAGTACAATCCACTAGATACTGTCACCACTGCTACTCAGATGGTAAATAGGGTAGATGACCTACTTAACGTACCAGACTTCATGCCTACGCAATTTAAGGCCCTTAATAGGGCTATGGGGTACACTGATGAGGGAGGCTTCTT